ACGCGGTTTATTTTCACATATCAAGCTAGTGGTCCTGATGAGTGTTGCAGTTCAGATTGACTTAACAAATTTTGATGCAAAAAGTAACTGTTTGCGGTGTCTTTGTGAGCAGTACCCAGAGGCTGTTGGCGCTGCTATGATGGATGTGGCTCAGAATATTTTGGTGACTGCAAATATTCTTGTGCCGGTGAGGACGGGTTTTTTGAAAAGTACCTTGGCGGTTGAGCAGCCGACTAATTTCCAATTGAAAGTCAAGGCTACCGCGCCTTATGCCTATTATGTGGAGTTTGGCACCCGGAAGATGTCTGCGAGGCTTTTTCTTACTAATTCGGTTAATCAACATCTATCTGAATTTGGCCCTGCAATCGCAGAGAAAATAACAGATATCCTGCAAGGCTAACCGGTTTTTCAATTCATTTCAAGTAATCAGCTTATTGCGAGGTGAAAAAGTATGAGTACATCTACACCAATTCTAAGTAGGCTAGCTGTAGTTCAAGTTGGCAGTACTGCAATTGGTTTTCTAACAGATTTTACATCTGATATCAAGGCAGAATTAATCAAAGAGTATGTTTGCCAGACTGCTGCTACACCTGCTTTTTTGGCCAGCGGCAATCAATCGAATTCATTCAAAGCTTCAGCCCTATTTGTCCCGTCTCTTTATGCGGCGTTACTCAATGATGTTCTGAACGGCACGGTGGTAACGGTTATTTGGGCTCCACAAGGTACAACTACAGGAAACCCGAAAATCACATACAACAACGTGATCTTAACTGCTTACAGCGTGAAGAATGGCCAGAAAGGCACAATAGCCAATGATATCAGCGGTGAAGCGCAAACAATAACGGTTGGATCCTTCTAGACCTGCTTTCTTTTTTCAGTTTTTCCATATTTCTTAAAGTTTCTAAATCAAGGTATTCTTAATGAGGTAATTTGATGAGTGAAAGTCCAAAAGTAAAAGAAGAAAAATTTGATGCTGAAGGTTTCGAGAAACTTAAATCTGCATTTAGCGAGTATGAAGCGGAGCAAAAGGAGCGTTTCAAAAACTTTAGCGTAGGCCTGCTCAAAAACAGTAAGGTTCCTCAGGAGGCAAATGTAGCTGGCGTTGGCTGGGTAAAATTCATGCTGCTTAGCCATGAAGAACTGAGTGATCTTGCTAAATTTTATAAAGCGGATCAACGTGAATTTGAGCTTCAAGCTTTACTTAAAATGATGAAACCATGCTATCCTGATCTTACAGAAAAGGACCTGCGTGATGCTCCATGGGATCTAGTGCGTGCCCTGGAGAAAGCGCTTTTGAATGAAGGTTTTTTACCGCGTCAGGTGAGGCAGTTAATGATTGGATCCACTGGAGCCCAGAAGCCCAACGAGTCGCAGCCGTCATCAACCTCTACCACTACACCTTAGAATACGCGGCAAGCTTAACCAATTTTCAGCTTGAGTTTTTGATTCAATCAGCAGTGTGGTTCAAAAAATTATCGGAAGGCTAAAAACAAATGAGTGGCGCTCCTGCAGAAATAGACATTGTTGCAACTGACGATGCGTCTGATGTTTTCCAAGAGGTCAGCAGCAACTTTACTGATATGAGCAGCAATGTCAGCGAAGCTTCTGAGGTAATGAGCACTGATGTATCAGATAGCATGCAGCAGACCGCGAGCTCCGTTTCAACCATGACGACAACCGTGACCGCTGACACTAGCCAAATGCAGGATTCCTTCAATCAAGCCGGAAGTACTGCACAGGTAAGCATGAATCAAATAACCGTGAGCACCGGTGAAGCAAGCGATGCAACTGAAGCTTCCAGTCAGAGTTTTAGTCAAAATGCTATGCAGATGAATAGTGCAGCGATGAGCGGCGCCATGCTGTATATGGCCGTAAATAACATCGAGAACGCGCAAACATCGCTTGCTAGAGCGAATTTAACTGAGGAAAAAGCTGCTAACTCAGTTACTTTAGCGCAGCAAGCCTACAATTTGGCTGTTGCAAAATACGGCGAAACCAGCATTCAGGCACAGGATGCAGCGAACAAGCTTAATTTAGCGATGGAAACTCAGCAAGTAGATCAAGAACGGGTATCAGAGGCAAGCCGCAACTATAACAGCACTTTAATGATGTCGGCACTTACTGTTATTCCCGCAGTCATTAACGTTATGACTCTTGCAAGCCATGCAACGCAAATGTGGGAAGGCGCCCAAGCAGCTCTTGACGTTGTTATGGATGCAAACCCAATCGGTTTGGTCGTACTTGCAATCGCAGCCTTAGTGGCAGGCGTAATTGCCGCTTACACGTATTGCAAACCATTTCGAGACCTAATCAACGATATAGGCAGCATAATAGGCGGAGCGGTTCTTTCAGCGTTTAATGCTTTAAAATCTGCAGGAGACGCTTTATGGAACGGGCTGAGCTGGGCGTACAACAATATTCTGTTGCCGGTAGCTAATTTTTTCAAAGAAGTTTTAGTTGCCGACTTGAACGTTGCTCTATTACCTGTTAAAGCCTTTGAGACAGCCATTGGCGCCGTCGCGAACGCTGTGAAGCCCTTGAGTGATTTGATCGGCGGCTTAGGTAGTGCACTTAGTCACCTTTGTTTTGCTCATGCGGCGCCTGCAGCTGAGGAATTCAACAAGCAAGTAACACAAAGCATCTCTCTTAGCGACCAATTAACGCATAAGACAAACACTTTGGGCTCTAGCTTGCAAGGTCTTGCGGGTAATGTGTCGGTTAAGGGTGGCGGGACAAGCAACGTAACAATCGGCTCTCCTAACATCACTATTGGCAGCATTACTGGGTCAGCTTCTCTTAAGAAAACTCGGGACGCAGTGAACAAGGGGATTTGCGATGCGATGTACAAGAAAGGCATAATGAACAAGGTGACTTAGAAAGATGAGTTGGCAGATAACTCAAGGTTCAACGACAATTACGTTGCCTTATGCGCCTCAGACCAATACAGATGAATCGCCAACCATTGACGATTCTTCAATCAATATTCCGGAGCAAGGAACCACTCTTGTTTCGGTATGCAATGACGTGCGCACTTTAACAATGGAGGGCTTTTTCTATATAGCAAGCTCCAGCAAAAGTGCCATCGACTCAACATACATCGTTCCTTTGCAGGCGATGCTTCACCTCTTAGTTACGCTAACCACTCCAAGACCCAGCCTCAACGCCACATGGAAATTTGACAAAGCAACCTTCACAGAAACAAAAGACTACTCCAACCAACCCGCAATCAAATTTACTCTTGTCTTCAAGTTTGCAGCAAACTATGTGGTGCTATAGCCATGTCATGGATCATTCAATATTTGTCTGGTAGCACTTGGGTAACTAAGACTGACGCCGTGATAGATCAAATCGTTGATGAAATCAACGGTCAATTAGGCGCGTCTGGCGAACAAGAACTTGACTTTATTCTTCCTAACACTCCAGCGAACTTGGCTTTTGTGCAAACCGATCAGCAGGTTCAAATTCTCTGGGGAAGCACTGTTGTCTTCGCTGGATTACTGCGGGCGTACAAAGCCAAATTTATCACAATTACGGCTACGGTTTACAATAGCGTTTTTGAATTAATGAAAAAGCAAACTATCACTGGAAAATACGGCAATGTAGCTGCATCAACAATATTGACGGCAATTTGCTCGGCGTGCGGCATGACTGCTGGATCCTGCCCGACAACAGCGATTAGCACACAATTTAACGCAACAGACTGCTATACAGCAGCCCTAAACCTTGCAAACATTTTAGGCCTCAACTTATTCAATTCAGGAAACACAGTAAATATCGCTGTAAAAGGCAATCAGACGCCTACAGCCATAACCATTGACTCAGAAAGCGAGGTTGACATAGACCGCAGCAAAGCTGGCTATGATGGAGTAATTATCCGCGGTGTAGACCAGGCAGGAAACCTAATCACGGGCTCAGCAGGCAACACTGGTGCAGGCTACAATGTCAAAACCTTAACCAACAAAATTGCCATGAGCCAATCTACCCTAAACAGCCTCGCAACCGAATACCTGCAAAGCCTGCAGCAGACTAACAGTGGCTCGCCCCTTGAATGCGATATCAGCCAAGCAGCACTTCTTAACAGCGGCGATTTAATCACTGTAACAAACGGCACAGCTTTCGGGCTCTCTGGGAACTATGAAATTTGCTGCATAACAAAAACCTTGACAAAGGCGACCATTGAAATTGTTCATTCCGTTAACGATTTCAGCAACTTAGTTAATGCCATGGCTTCTGCCACTACTGCCCTTAACACTTTGCCCGTGAGCTCTGATCAGGTCCAGGGTAGCAGCGTCAGTCTTCAAAGTCTTCAAGATTTTTATCATCTGGGTGAAGGTTCAGGCACTGTTGCTACTGATTCAAGTCCAGCAGGAAATAACGGAACAATAGGCTCTGGGTGCACATGGATTCCAGGACCTGAAACAAAAGTTTTAATGTTCAATGGCAACGGCAGCTACGTTGACTTACCCGGTAGCGACGTAAATTTTGGCGGCTTATCCGCAATGTCTTTCACATTATGGTTTTCGCCAACTTCTGCAGCTCAAGGCTACCTCGTTTATAAGGCTAACCAGTTTTATGTGCAGGTAAATGCAAATGGCAGCATAGTTTTCGGATTATACATTGGCGGAACTTGGGTAACATTAACAACTCCGGCTGGCTCAGCGAGTTTAAATGGTCGCCTCTTTGGCGCCTTTGTCTACGATGGAACAAACATGTACATCTACCTCAACGGTCCCGTTCTTGTTCAGCAGGCTAAAACAGGTGCCATTGGAAGCAGCACAAATGATACTTACTTAGGTTCTCAAACTGCCTCTTCAGGCGGCTTTACAGGAGTTTTATCTGAAGTTATGTTTTTTGGGCGTGCCCTCGGTCCGCAGGAGGTGTATTCGCTCTACTTTTTTCCCCTTATTAGCTACCTAAAAAGCGGAAGTGGCGGGGCAACAACTTGGAGCGTTTACATCATGGGCGATCCGAATGGCTCTTTGAGCTTAAGCGGCTTGAAAACGATAACTGCAGGATCGCCTTGCACGGTGACTGACACTTTGAATGCTGGATTTAGCTTGAGTTACTGGCTTTTAGATGGAGTGCAAGTCACGGGCAATCCTTACACTATTCCCGCGCAAACTGCTGGGTCATGCCACATTTTGCAACCAGTATCCGTAGTCACCGCTCCGCCCGTGTTTTGGTTTGCAAGCATCACAACAGGAAACAGTGACTTGAAAGAGGAAGGCGACGTAGCCGACGCGATTCTAATCAACGACTCAAGCGCAACACGAGTAGAAACTAACGTGATCACAAATCATTAGGAGATGCAAGAATTGTCAACTATAGTTAGAGGCCAGCAGGGCGGCTCGGTCGGAAACGCCGTCGAGGGCGGTGGCTTTTGCTTTGCATCGACGACTTACTCGGAAGGATGCAGTAAAGGTCCACTTGACGCTGGGCTTCTTGAAAATGGCACTAACGTGACTGAGGGATGCACTAATGGCCCGCTTGATCTTGGATTTCTTGACAATGGCGTTAACGCTGAGTGCGGAAATGACTCAGGACCAACTCGCTCTGATGCTCCAGCTTTTCCCTCAACAGGCACATTCGGAAACAATGCTGCAGGGGTAGCCTATACGCCTTGCATAAATCAAATCGACGGAAGTACCTTCACCACACCAACGGTACCTGGTTCTGTGTGGGTAACTGGAATCCACGCTCTCATCCAATGCGACACAGCTAACAAAACTTTCAACGCTGCAATCTACACCTCGGCAAAAGCACTAGTTGGACAATGCAATGCCCTGGCAGTTGCCTACCAAGCTGGTTCGCAACTCGTTATGTTTACTCCAACAAACGCGATACAACTTGCATCTAACACAACCTACATCTTAGTTATTTGGAGTAGCAGCGCCTCAGGAAACGGCGGACTTTACTATATTGCTGGTAGCACAAATCAAGGCTACACTTACGCTTCCACGTACTCAGGTACTTTTCCAAGCAGCCTAGGAACTATTACGTTCAACAATGATGAGTATTGCGTTTACGCGGATTACTACGTGTTTTAAGGGGGTGAAAAGAGCAAATGTTGACTTTTTACATGAATCTTAAACCTCAGATAGCTATGAAATACCGCAATAAGCTGATGCTGCAGTGGTGGGCTGTTAAACAGCTGCTAAAAGGAAAGCTACGGCTACGCAACACTTTCGGCGATGAAATCAGAATCAAGGATGAGATCACATGTTGGCAAGGAGATAAAATTCAGTTCCGAACTAAAGGACACATAGTCTCTCAAGGATTAATCTGCATGGTGAACTGGATTAGTTATGCTGGCAGCGGAACTGCCGTTGCATGTTGGGGATTAATGCCATCAGGAGGCTGGTATATTCGATGTGGAACAGGATCGGGCGCTACATCGCAATCGACAACTGGGTTAGTAACACAAGTTTCAACAGTTCCAAACACCTTGAGCGGAACAAACAGTAACCCAAGCACTGGACAATACCGTATCGCTTGGACAGCTACATGGAACTCAGGCGTTCTGTCTGCAATCACTATTACTGAGTTTGGGATGTGGTGGAATAACAGTTTCGGAAGTTCTGGAGCCATGAGTTTGAATGGATTTGGCAACACCGGTTACGCCAATCAAAGCGGCTCGAATCCTGAATTTACTTCACGCATAAGCAGCACAGACGGCGACTTCACCAGCTTCATCGTGAATACTTCTGTTCCTTTGACTCTTCAGTGGAACTTAACATTCACTTTCGCTTAGCACGAGATAGATACCAAAACGGCTTAACCCGAAAGTTTCTTGTTGACTAAAAAAAAGTTGGTTGGTGCAAGGGATTACTGCGTGTAGCATAGGCTCCGAATGTACGTGGTAGCATGACCTTGTTTTCCTAGTGATTTTTAATCACGCGTGTTAGTGGGAGGTGAATGTAAATGGTGAATTCTATAAATCTGAGTCAAAAAGCTGAGACTGCACTTGTTGAGGTTAGCGCAGGTTTGATCGCGGCAGGAACTGCAGGTATGACCGCGGTTAGTTCTATGCCAGTTCAATATCAGGCTCTGGGTGCATCGATATGCGGTGGCTTGATCACTATCGGCGGATCCATGGTTGCGGTATGGCATAAATTCGTCAATGTGTTCCAGACGCAGGAATCTTCACAGGCACAAAGTCAAACGACTGCAACTCCAACAGTGGCAACTTGAGAATTTCTTCCTTTTCTTTTTTTTTAATATTGTTTTTCGGCAGTTTAAAATCGACGTTAGCGGATGCTATATTCTTCGATTACTTTGGGAAGGCTCCAGGATGTTACGCGCTCACTTTCTTCTAGCTTGATCTTGACTTTTTGAGTGCGTGTGTGTTCTTTCATGTCGCTGGTGAAAGTTTTGAAGGTTAACTGGATTACTAGCTCTTTTTTCGGCATAATTATGCTAAGTTAGCTTCGTCCTCTATAAGTTTGAAGTCATATACTGTGACAATCAGGTCCGGATTCCACTCGTGATTTAAGGCAGCGAAGAACTCATAGACGGCAACCTAACCGATGCAGTAACAAACATCGTTAACGGCATCAACTCTGTCAAGCAGAATGCTCCACAAGCAGCACAAGAAGCAAAAACAGCAACTTGAACTTAGAATTTTCCCAGTTCCTTCTTTTTTGCTTAATGTTCCATTAAAAATATTATTTTACTTTAATTTTTTCGGCACTTAATTTATTGTGTTAGCATAGGCTATCGCATTCTTCTCGGTTTTTATTAACTATATAAGGAACTGCTATGATCTTCTAATTTGCTTTATTTTGTTTATAGTTACCATACTTTTGAATTGCAAGCTAATAGTGTATAGCATATTCGCTTAAAAATTACTTAAATACAACATCAGATTGCGTGTCATGTGAAGAGAATTCAAGTAATTTGAGGGTAGGATGGTAAGGGAGTAGACTTGGCGGCCATAATTGAAGGCTTAATGAATGCAATCATGGAATTATTCGGAGGGTTGTTTGAAGCAATAGCTAAGATAGTCGAAGCTTTGTTTAAGGGATTTATTGAAGCGGCTAAGGCGATAGGTGATCTGTTGGTTGGCCCAGGTAAAGCATTGTTTTCAGGGCTCGAATCTGTCGCAAGTTCATTGTCGAGCTTCTTATCTAATTTATCAATGCCGAAATTGCCATCAATTAACTTGGATTTTGTTACACATGCATTTGGCAGAAAAATAGACGTTAACCTCTTTCAATTGGATGCTTCAGACTTGTTGAAAGATCAAGCGGTAAAATTGATTGTGGCAAAACTCAAAGTGGCTCAGCCCCAGCAATCATTGGCTACCGTGTTGTATGTAGGTGGAAAAGCAGGTGTCAAAGCTGGGTACAGGAGTTACAAACGCACAGGCAACCTCAACAAATCTATTGAAGTTGCAAGAAATCAGGCAGCAATAAAGGCGTCGGGTCAGGCTATTAGAGAAATCCCTAATTTAATGGATGCGGGCAGTCCTGCAGTTAATTATGTTGAAGGAAAGATATGCGATAAGGCTGCAAATGCGGCAGAACATGAACTGAGAAGAGAACTTTCAAGGAGAGGAGCAAAATAGAACCTAAAGCTTTCGACTTGAATATTGAGAAGATTTTGGAAGATTGGGAAATCTACCACGCATTGAGGGAGGTTATCGCAAATGCCCTTGATGAGCAACAACTGACTAAAACTCGTGAAATAGAAATTGCAAAAGACCAAGAAGGCTGTTGGCTTGTAAGAGACTTTGGTCGTGGATTAAAATATGAGCATTTAACTCAGAAGGAGAACTTGGAAAAGCAAAAGAATCCCAACATGATTGGCAAATTCGGCATAGGTTTGAAAGATGCGCTAGCTACCTTCGATAGACATAACGTTAATGTTTTGATTAAATCGAAATATGGTAACATAACTTTAGGCAAGCTAAAGAAACATAGCTTTGAGGACATAAAGACTCTTCACGCATACATTCTACCGCCTTCTGACCCTAACTTTGTTGGCACAGAATTCACTTTTAAGG